ATTTGCCGACTCATCCACTTTCGACTCAATTCAAAAGGAATTGGTCTATCACCTGTAGGTGTGATACAAATAATCTCGCTCATTGCAGTCCTTTCCTAAGCTCGTGCAACTGTAAAATCTATCTCCTGAAAACTGTTATAGCTAACTCCACTACTATCCTGCCGGATTGTTTTTAATACAAATCTTAAAGAGGTATTCAAAGGGTCAGCACTCCCTAAACCACTCCAAGACCTTTCGTCCAATTCATCTAAAACATAAGTAGCTGTTGTTATAGGAGTAACTGTTTGAATTAAACTATCGCCTTCATCATATATCTCTAACTCATAGTGCACCCCCGTTTCTGGTCCAATACTACTTGCATCTTGCTCAATTATAGAAGCCGTTTGTTGAGTTCTATCTCTGTGAGCCCAAGTTAGAGTAGGTTGGCCTGAAAAAGAAGTAGGGTAAGAACTTCCATTTATCTTAAAATTAGCAGGTGGATAAGGTCGTATCATTCGACTATCGAAAACATCTGAATTAAAAGCTGCTGCTGCCGCTTCTGATAATTCCCCTTTCCCAGTCCGTACTAAAAACTTTACTCCTGGTTGTTCTGTAACCGTATATTCCTCAGTGCAATAACCAGTCGAAGATTCAATAAACCAAATCCTATCTCCAGTCGTATGCTCAGCGGGAACGGTATCCAATACACCACGGGCTAACGTAGTTGTGCCATTCACTGAATCTATATCTAAAACCTTTAATAATTCCGAACCAATCAAAGCATAAGTATTCAAAACAACGTCGCCCAACCCTGTAGCATTCTCTATAGATACTTCCACGTCCTCCGCATTCATTGGCAAGTCTTCTGCTATTGTGGCTGTTGGTGTAAAGGCAAATCGTTCTCGCTCTTCAAAATCATCCGTCAGTCCATCTCTAACAGTTAGCATATAATCAAAAGCATCGGGGACAGGTGGAGCTGAAGCGGCAATAAGATACCCTGAATCATCGTCAATCACCGCTAACGCACTTTCACCAAGCATGCCAAACAAAGACCAATAAGGAGCTTCAAAACAAATCCCATAATCAACATCTTCGGGGTCTGATATCGGGTCTACCCATTGAGTAGCAGGTGGGTCGGCAAATATGCTTTGGGCTGATAAAAATACATCTTCTATCATTTCAATATAAAGAGTTCCCTCAACCAAACTTCCAAAGTCCATAGATACTACTCTATATGCTACTGCTTCTAAACCATAATGCTCTAACGAAAGCAAACAAACAGAACCAGGACGAAGACCTGACATAGTTCGTTTAGCTTTTATTTTAATGGTGGAGAGCATAGAAGAAAAAACACGGAGTTCACGAGATGCTATTTTATTGGCTAATTCTTTTTTAGTAATCCCATAATACTCTTCCTCTGCTCCAATGATTCGAGCGTCTTGTGTTTCTATTAAAGCAATATCGTGGATTGTTAAAGAAGCCTTTATGTCCAAAGCATCATTGTCGGTATAACGTATAGTTATCTTGTCTGGTACTTCTCCCACTACAGGTCTAACAAATTCCTCAACAGAAACTATATCAGACTCATCATAAGTATCCAAATCTCCAAGAACATAGTCATCTCTGATTAAAGTAAAAGTCCAATCCCCTGTTGTTGGTTCTTGATAAATGACACCGTCTACATGTTTAAGAACATGGATGAGAAAATCCCCTATATTCTCACCACCCGCCCAATAAAAGGAAAGACCAAAATCTTCATCATACAAAGTATCCGCTGCAGCTTCAAAAGAAACGCTATTTATTCCCCCAGTAGAATATTTCAAACCCCATTGTTGGTTTGTCAAACATTCTCTAATAATATGAGCAGGGTTCAAATCTCCGTCAATATCAGCCTTAGCAGAATACCATTGCTCGTTACCGTCGTTCAATATATCTGTTCGCTTACATAAAAATTTCCAAGGTTTAATATATGAACTGGTACCTAATCGGACTTGCTCTAAAACCACCCCAACCAACCCACGATAAGCAGATATGGCGGAACCTATCTGTTCCACCAAATAAGAACTTCTGCTTTGAGAAGTTTCGCCATACTGAATAGACACATCCCCAACAATACCCCCCTCTCTATCCTCCCCACCAAATAAATTTGGCTCATTAATTGCAATGGAAGTTGTACCATCGGGAGTACCTGAATCTTCCTCCCATGCTATTTTATCCCCTACTCTTATCTTGCGTATCCCATCAATCGGACCATGGCAAAGAAGGAAATGAATTCCTGCAGCATAATGATAACCTACTGTTTGTTTTTTTGGTTTGCTGCTACCGCCCATTATTCACCAACCTCGCTTTCAGCCAGCTTCGCCATTTCAATAGCCATCGCATCCTTTGTTTGTTTAAGTATGTCCGAGTCAATTCCATTACGAGCAAAGTCAGCAAAATCCAAACCGTGCTTTTTGCAAAACTGTCTAACACCACTTAAACAATAACCCAACTGTCGAGCATGTTGTATTTTAGTTTTTACCATATTTATTTCCGAATAGCGGTTGTTAGTAAATCCCCATGCCACGCCACCACAGGGTCTTCCACCCATACCGTCCCAAACACCACTCCCACACTTCGACCCTCTTCACAAGTCGGTACTCTAAGTTTTTCATCAGGAGACATAGACCCTGATGGATTTTTCATCTTAGGAGCCAAAGCATAACTAAGAGCTGTTAAAGCAACAATAACAATTACTGCAAACCAAAAACCCATAACAATCTCCTATAATAAACCATCCCCTTGAAAAGGATTCTTTGAATTCAAATGAGTACACCCTCCAAAATTTTCTGAATTAGAAAACTTGGAATCACAAACCTCAATAGTATGGTCGCATCCTGCTGTAGCTGTAAAAGCCATTCCAGTTACTGCTTTTCGAATACGACTTGAAATAATTATAGAAGTCCCTGTATGTGATATGATATGACGAATGGCACTTCCAACTGTTATTTTACCACCCACAAACCATCCATCCGCTTTAGTGCCAAATTCAGCGGCAGTTAAAGTTAGACCGGATACATCTGTAAGAATACCGGAAACTTCAAAAGAAGATTGTGTCACTCCACACATACCGTGACCACTGCTAAACAAAGGCAAAGCACACAGTCTTTGTAAAATACGTTGTGTTCCATTTCGTCCTAAGTTTTTATGTATGACTTCAAACTCCCAGATGTCCCCTTTTAGAGTAGCCCCTCTTATTTCCCCTGACCAATAGGCTATGTATTCCTCTAAATCATGAGAACGTAAAATCTCAACAGTTATGACGCCCTCAACCGCCCCATAAAGAAATTGATATGCAAAAGGGGTGCTTCTCGACATTGATAAAGTTAGAGCTTCTTTTAAGTATTCTTGACTGAGTCTCACCTCACTTCGTTCGATAAGCACTGGTATATATGGATTTTCTTCATACTCAATTTGACTTTGAGCGGAAGTGTAATAATAAGTATCTTCTGCAGATATTATTCGATATAATTCTATCGGTGAACCTGTAGTTATTCCTATTTCATCAGAAGCATATGTCACTGCTCAACCCCAACAAAATTAACCTCGCTTTGTACATAATCACTAAACTCCCAATTCAAAGCAACCTTATCGTCTGACAAACGGTGCTTTTCCATCCAACAAATAATACAATCACCTACATTAACTACCACTCCCAGTGGGGAGTCTATTGTTATCAATTCTTCAGCGTCACTTTCATATGAAATTGACTCCACCTCTCTGAATAAATAACTACCATCAGGGAACCAAAAACACAAGTGCTTTCGTAAATTATTTGCACCTATATTTCGAAATAAGTTGCAATTTTCCACATACAAATCTGTGGTACCAACTGTAATGGTGCGGGATTGTTGTAAATCATTTCTCCAACTCGGAATCCAAACAACATTCTGTTGTCCTTTGAGGTAATGTAAGAATTGACGGAAATCCCATATATCCGACAAAGAATCTTTTTGGAAGATATGGGGACGTAGAACTTTATTAAAAGTCTCGTCAGAAAAATAATCAAACCCACCTGCAATATTATCAGCTATAGTAAAACGAGCATCCGATTGAATCTCTTGTGTTCCCCCTTTAACAACCGCAGGTTTCATTAAAACCGGAATGTCATTATAAGTAACATCTGCTGCATAGTCTGTCAGTTCAACCCCATACTTACATAAGAAATTAACCGACATTTGTTCAAAACCGTCACCCAAAGGAGTTCTCGAATTTTGTATAGGTGATACCATTTGAGCTATTCGTAAAGGCATTATATACTTTTTACCTGTAAAAGTGTTGTTCATAGGAGCGTTCAATGTTATGACACTGTCTGTAAACGAATTTATCTTGAACAATTCAAATGAATTTAGATTTTTCCATACAATACCAAACCATTCTTCCCTGTAATCTTTATTAGTGGTATCTACTGTAATAGTCTCATCCCCAGCGGTGATAGTGGCCATATGTTCTGCCTTGTCAGCCCACACGGGTAAAAACCACCATCGTTTTTGCCATGTGAATAAAGAGGCATCAAACTTCGTTCGATTATGTTCTGTAAATAATTGAAAAGCAAATTCAAAACCTTGTCTGGGTTCTTTTCTAATACATATACGTTGCTCCGACCCATCCTTGGCTGTTATGATGTTGGTGTGCCATTCTAAAGTCTCCCTCATAGGAAGTAAAGGAACATGAGGGAACACTTCCGCCAACATACGAAAACCAAGAATATCAATATCAGGGTCTTCGAGTGGAAAAATGAATTCTATATTAGATTGAAGTAATGGATTACCCCCCTCATAAAGAACCGTTACGGTATATAAGATTCGGCGAAGACCTGGAATAGTATATGGAGCTGTCTCTCCATCCAGTGTAAAGTTTTCTGGCTCCGTTTTTACAATAGCCGAAAATGTCTTAGAAGAAAAATGAGCATTCCAAAGATAGAATATATCTGACTCATCTTCAAGAATATTCCCAAAGTCAAGTTGTGTTGGAATAACATAGACCCTATTATACATGTCGTCTGTAAAGTCTGGCACCCTTGCAGCTACCATAGGCACTAATTCATACCCACCATACTTTGGTGGATTGTTGCTTCTTAGCACACCCATGCCATGACTGCCAGACAAAACTTGTAAAGAAGTTTCAGCTAACTGCCCAACCGTTATAGCCAGAATGTCAATAGGGACATTAGTTGAAATTACAACTTCTGCGTAACATTCATCTACACTATATGGAACAAATTGTGCGTCAAGTAAAGCCATAGTTTAACTTATCAAAATAGCAAAACCAGGAATGCCCCACGGATGCGTACAATCCCTACCCCTTGCAGGAAAACACTTCCAAGTATCACCACCTAATGTGAATTCTTCTTTGTTATCAATAGCATCCATACTGATTTGTCGAATGCCTTCCACACTTCCCAAAAACCTCAGTTGTTTGTTTACTATGTGAAGTGCAAATGCATAAATGGAATACATGGGTGTAATGGATGCTAAATTGTTCGGACCACCCATTGTAGCTAATGCAGACAAATTCATAAGACGAGCCTCTGAGATACCCGCAAATGCGGGAGAGCAACCTGAAAAAACAGAAGCAATCGTTTGGTCGTTTCCTTCATTATAAATATCTCCACCCTCTTCTGTGTTTGCAATCCAATTTGTAATGGAGTCCAAACCATCTACATAAATTACACCCGTTGCCATCGAACCAAATAAAACAGTCATTGGAGTGGAAAATGATTGAGAAAACAGCCCAGCATACCCTTCTTGACTATTCCAATTGTATTGGAACCATGGTTGATAACTGCAAAACGAACCTGAGAAAAACATACCACCATCATACTCACCAGCACCATCTTTTTTAAGAGAGCCAAAAGAGACGTAAGAAAATTTACCTGTAGCATCTTCGACAATGATATTGACAGAATCACCTACTTGGTTTATCCAGTAGTCAACAGTACCCTCACACCAAAGGCAAGCACCGTATGAAGCTGTGTTATCGCATTGAGTATATCCAGATTGTTTATCCCAAGCTGCTGCACCACTGTAGGCACCTGTCGAACCGTTAATGCCTATGCCATGTAATTCAAACTCATACTTACCATCTGCGAGAGTGGTGTCATCTGAGTTTTCAAAAACAGCATGACCTTTAGCTGAACGAAGGTTGAAGTACATAGTTTGACCATCAGCATCTGTCTTACGAATATGCAACCTTTTGCCAGTAGTATAAGCTGCCGCAGGTGTTCTGTAGGTTGTATTATCATCTATGAAAGCGTCAATAGTCCATCCTTGGGCTAATAAAAAAGCACGAATTTTATCTAACAAATCATTCGCTTCTGCGGCTGTGTTAGTTGAATACGCCATAATACGTTACTCCATTTTAAGTGCTGCCCAATGAGCATTTGTTATTTTGTGGGTGTTGGGTAAAACATAATAATCAACCCCACTAATAGTTATCAAATCACCTGCATTTACATTATCGCCTGGAATGTAATACAGTCCTTGAACTTGTCCAATTGTTCTCTTTGTGTTCCGTTGTTTCCAAATGATTACTGGAAACAGTGGATAGGACCCATCATAGTTAGCCCTTAAACTCTGTGCAAATTGCTGCTGATAGGTTTCAGAGGAAGTAGAACCACCGTGACCGATAGAATATGGCCACGTTCTGTAAATATCATAAGAGCCATACTGGTCATACTCAGAAGAACCGTATTTATTTATAATTGGAAACCAAGAACCGTCCCACACCTTACCAGCTGACTCTATAGAAATAACTGAGTCAGCTCCATGATTCCAAAAAGCAGTGTGTCGATAGGACTGGCTGGTTATTGTAATCGTATTTATTCCTGAAGAACCGCCAATCAATAATGGGTATGGGTTTTCATT